AAGCCCAGCAGCTGATATTACAATTAACGGAACATCTGTTTCAGTTGGTGCAAATACAGTAACTGATGTTGCTGCATCTATCACTGGTTTCTTAGCAAGTGTAGGAATTACCGCAGCAGCAGTTGATGGATTCCTTGAAATCTATAGCAACGGTTCTAGTTCTGGTGCAGAAGATAGCACACGCGGCGGCCCAGTAGTAATAGGCGGCGATGTTGCTAAATTAACACAGTTAGGTATTACTGCAGGAACATACTATCCACCAGCAGTACAAGTTTCAGCACACACAAGTGTTCCTGAATTTAAAATTGCTGATACTACACCTCGACCAACAGGAAGTATTTGGATTAAAACAACTGCTCCAAACGGTGGTGGAAAACTTAGCGTTAAACAATGGAATGCAGAAACATTGCTGTGGGACGAAAAAACAGCACCAATGTATGATAATAACGCAGCAGCAGTTTACGGTTTAGATAGCACAGGAGGTGGTGCAAATCTAGCAGTTGGTGAATTGTTTACAAAAACAAACGTAGCAAATGACACACAACCACTTGGAACATTTACAATATATCGTAGACAAGTAAGTGGTGCAACAGTTGTTCGTAGTGCAGCAATAACTAGTGCAGCTCCAGGAAACAGTAGCAGTGCAACATGGACATTTACTATGTCTGCAAGTGTTGCCGGAAGTGCAACAATGAGTACACCAGTAACTGTAACAGTACCTGCAACAACAGGCAGTGCAAGCGGTGACGCCATATTAATTGCAAGTGCCATTACAGCAGCAGGTGTTGCAAATGTAAGCGCAACAGTTGATGCACAAAACAAAATTGTAATTACACATGCTTTAGGCGGCGAAATTAACTTTGTTGATACAGCCGGACTATTGAATGCAATTGGTTATCTACCATATAGTGCAACAGTTTCAACTAGCACACCTAACTTAGCATATGCTGACGGAACTACAAGTGCAACTTCACCAAAACAGTTTGTTGCAACTAACTGGCGTGTACTAACATACACTGCAAGTGCTAATGCTCTAACATCACTAGCCGATGCAGGACAGTTATGGTACAATTCAATTGTTGACGAAGTTGACGTAATGTATCACAACGGTACAACATGGGTCGGATACAACGACTCAACAGCGTTTGCAGATGCAGATGCAGAAGGTCCAATTGTTTCAGCGAGTATGCCAACATCACAAAGTGACGGTAGCGCACTAGTAACAGGTGATCTATGGATTAGTACAGCTGACTTAGAAAACTATCCAACAATTTATCGTTACAACAATAACATTGCTGGAACTACTGCACAGAAATGGGGATCACCGTTAGATACAGGCGATCAAACAACTGAAGCAGGCGTTCTATTTGCTGATGCACGTTGGAGTATTAGCGGTGGCACAACAGATGTTATGACCGATGCTACTATTGCAGAACTTCGTGTTAGCAATTACTTAGATCCAGATGCACCAGATCCAGCACTATATCCAAAAGGCATGTTGTTATGGAATCTACGTAGAAGCGGATTTAACGTTAAACGTTTTGAGCGTAACTACATTGACACTGCCGCAGTAAACACTCGTCAAACAGATGCTTCAATGGCTGACTACTACCCACATCGTTGGGTTACTGAGTCAGGCAATCAAAATGACGGATCAGGCAGCTTTGGTCGTAAAGCACAGCGCAAGGTTGTCGTACAAGCTCTACAAGCAGTTGTTAATAATAACGACGAAATCCGTGATGACGAATCACGCTTGTTTAACCTAATGGCTTGCCCAGGTTACCCAGAACTAATCGGCGAAATGATTGGCTTGAACTTTGATAGAGGCTTAACAGCATTTATCCTAGGTGATAGTCCGTTCCGCTTAACACCTGATGCAACTTCACTAAATGAGTGGGCAACTAACGTTAATGCAGCAGTTGAAGATAACGACGACGGCTTAGTAAGCAGAGATGAATACTTGGGCGTATTTTATCCATGTGGATTCAGCAGTGACAACTTCGGTAACAATGTTGTAGTTCCGGCTTCACACATGATGCTGCGCACAATTGCACTAAGCGATCAAGTTAGCTACCCATGGTTTGCACCAGCAGGCACAAGACGCGGCGGCATTACTAACGCAAGTTCAACAGGTTATGTAAATAACGAAGGCGAATTTGTAAGTGTGTCACTAAACGAAGGTCAACGCGATACGTTGTATTCAAACAATATTAACCCGATCACATTCATTAGTGGTGCTGGTCTAGTTAACTTTGGACAGAAGACTCGTGCAAGAGGCGCAAGTGCATTGGATCGTATTAACGTAGCACGTTTGGTTATCTACCTACGTAGTCAGCTAAACACACTTGCTAAACCTTACATCTTTGAGCCTAATGATACTATTACACGCAATGAGATTAAGCAAGCAGCAGAAAGTTTGTTACTTGAGTTAGTTGGTCAACGCGGTCTTTATGATTACCTAGTTGTATGTGATGAATCAAATAACACACCGAGCAGAATTGATAGAAATGAACTATATTTAGATATTGCTATTGAACCTGTTAAAGCAGTTGAATTTATCTACATCCCACTACGCTTGAAAAACACCGGTGAGATTGCAGGACTTTAAACGCTAAATACATATAGAAACAGGAGCAGACTAAATGGCTATTTCAACATTATCAAAAATTACAGTTCCACTAGCTAGCGGAGATTCCGCTAGCAGTCAGGGATTGTTAATGCCAAAACTCCAGTACCGCTTTAGAGTGTCACTGGAAAACTTTGGTGTTAGTACACCAACTACAGAACTTACAAAACAAGTTATTGACGTAACTCGTCCTAATGTAAGTTTTGAACAAATGACTATTGACGTGTATAACTCACGTGTTTACCTTGCTGGTAAGCATAGCTGGGAACCAATTACACTTAACTTGCGTGAAGATGTTAACAACAACGTGCAAAAACTTGTTGGTGAACAACTTCAAAAGCAATTTGACTTCTATGAGCAGTCAAGTGCAGCAAGCGGTCAAGACTACAAGTTTGTTACACGTATTGAAATCTTAGACGGCGGCAACGGTGCTAATACTCCTAATGTATTAGAAACATTTGAGTTGTATGGTTGTTATGTAGAAAGTGCAAACTATAACAGTTTAGCATATTCTAACTCAACTGATCCAGTTAGTGTTACACTAAACATCCGTTATGACAATGCAATCCAAAGCCCACAAGGTACTGGTATTGGAACAGCAATCGGACGTACAGTTAACACTTCTGTTACTGGCGGCGGCGTTTAATACTATTTTCATTTAGTCTAACTACAAAAGGGAGCTTCGGCTCCCTTTACCTTTATATATGTACTTAATACTAAAGGATAAATATTTGTATGGCAAATAAGTTTAATGGTTTATTAGATTCAATAGGTAACGGTATATTAAGTCCGAAAGGCAATATGGCCGATTGGCAGCATGCCTCACGACTCTACGTTGATAGAGATATGGCCCTTGCGCCGAAAACTAAATTTCTTTATCATGTACAATTTGAAATGTCAGATATTGCAAAAGGTATTGCACCTAAACTATTTCAAGGGTCTACATTAAACGAAATAGGCATGTTAGTAAAACGTGCAGACTTGCCTAAATTTACTGCTAACGTAGAAACAAAGAAAAAATATAATAGAGTAAAAAATGTACAAACATCTATTAGTTACGAACCAGTAACTATAGAACTCCATGACGACAATGAAGGTATTACTACTGCACTACTACAAGCATATTATAGATATTACTTTGCAGACGGCAACCAACAAAAAGATAGTGGCAGAGCGTATGCTGTAAACCCTCACAGTACATACGAAGGCGAATCACGCAACAATTACAAGTTTGGTATGGATGTAAACAATCCCGGAGTACCGTTCTTCAAAAGTATTAAAATAAGTTTATTATCAAGAGGCGAATATACTACTTACACACTAGTTAATCCAATTTTAACAAGTTGGGCGCATGACGATGTTAATAATGGCGACGGCGCTGGCACTATGAGTAACACTATTCAAGTAGCATACGAAGCAGTATTTTATAATCAAAATAGCGTTACTACAGGTAGTCAAGGCGAGCCGGCTGGATTTGGTCAAGATCATTACGACACTACGCCAAGTCCTATATCATTAGAAGGTGGCGGCAAACTAGGGTTAGGTGGAACAATATCTAGAGCAATTGATCTTTATGAATTTATTGCAAGCGGAGAAGCATATAATAACCCGCTTCTTACTGTATTACAAGGCGCTCAATTAATTGGCAATGTTAGAAACTTGTCCAAAGAAGGCATACGCCAAGAAGGGTTTAATATATTAACTGGTGCAATAGGTCGAGCTACTGGAATAAATGTAAGCGGAGTAGCACAAACATTTTTTCCTAAAAATGCAGGTAGTGGCGGCAGTAAAGATTTATTAATTGCAGCAGCAGGCGTCGGAATAGTTTCAGCAGTAGCGTCATCGGCATCATTCCTTAGAAACAATCCGGCAGCATTAGATAGTGCAAGACAGCGTCAAGCAATTAAAAATTTCCAAGCAGCAGGCGGCGGCTCGGTTGCTGAAGGACGAGCTGCATATGAAGCAAGTAGAAGCAATCCAAATGCTATGGCTGCATTAGAAAGACAATTAGGATTATAAATGATTAATAGTAGTTTACCGACGCCTATACAAACAAACGATAAACGTGTAACTGCATTCTTTGACAAGTATTTTACTGGAAAGTTAGAGTTTGCATCTAATGAAGTAGATGCCGTTATTGCATTTTTTGAAAAAAGAGGCTTTGAAAAAGCAGCAGCAATTAGCACAGGAAGCATTTTATTACAACAAGCAAAATTAGATGGTATAAAAGTTTTTGTATTATTAGATACTCTTAAAGGTTTTGATGAAGCAAAACTGAGTGCAGTTGTAGCAGAAGTATTAAATTACAACAGATTAAACACAAGTGTACTCGGATTCAAAAATACCACTGCTACAAATACTTTGGAAAAGCGAAACATAGCGGTATAATATGTCAAGGTTTGCACAAGGTAAATTTAATTGTAAAAACCCTGCAAAGTATA